TGGTGGTGGAGGTGGTGGAGCTGGACGAGGAAGTAGCAGTCCTCAATCACCAAGTGGTGGAGGAGTTGGAATATTAGGAACAGGAAGTAATGGTTCAGGAGGAAGCCAACAATCATCTGGTAGTCCTGGATCTGGTGGTTCGGGTACAACCTATGGTGGCGGTGGCGGTTCTGGTCGTGGTGGACCAACAAATCAATATGGTGGTTGGCCTGCTGGTGATGGTCGTGATGGAGGTGCTGGTGCCGTAAGACTTGTATATGGAACAGGAAGAGTTTATCCAGTGCCAGCTAACGTAACTTCAGATATATCACTTACAGTAGAACCTCTTGCGGGAAGAAAAGTAGTTAGTCATGAAAGTAGTACTAATGCTGGTGGATTGAATGCATATCCATCGGCATTGTTTTTCAAACCAGACGGACATAAAATGTATACCACTGGTACTGGTGCTAATGAAATTTCAGAATGGGATTTGTCAACTCCTTGGGATCCGTCAACAAAAACACTCTCTCATACTTTAAGTGTGGGCACTATCAATTCTGAAACTCCTGATTATATCGCAGGTCTTGTTTTTGCATCAGATTCGTCTGATACCACTAATTATGGTAAAAAAATGATGATTCTTGATAGAAGTCTTGATAAAATTTATAGGTTTACTTTAACAACTGCTTGGGATCTAAGCACTGCTAGTTTTGACTCTGGTCAAGTATATGCATTAGCGAATGGAACTACAAATCCGTATGGAATGAAATGGAAAAGTGATGGACTGAGATTCTGGCACTGTGCAAATACTAGATATCTTTACCAATGGGATGTATCATCCGCATGGGATTTAACATCTACAATAACATCGAGTGGTTCTGCCAGAGATATTACAGTCTCAAATTCAAATGCTCTAATGGGATTGGATTGGAATAGTGATGGTACTCAACTTATAACAGTTATAGGTACAAGTGATTCATCAAAAGTTTATTCTGTATCAAGTGCTTATGATAGTCAATCAACATTGACATTATTAGGAACCATAGACTTAGATAGTGTAAGAATTGGTATGGATGATGTTAGAGATGTATTTGCATCAAATTTTTCAGATGCTGTAAATAATCCATACATTTTTTTCTTTGGTAGAACTGATGATAAAAATATAATAAGATATAATATGCATTCAATGACTGATTTTAAAAGCATAGATCTTGGATTTTACTATAATTCCAGCTATGATAACATTTCAGATGTGGAATGGAAACCTGACGGAACGAAAATGTTTTTTAGTCGATCCAATGGATATCTCTATTCAGTTGATGTCACTTATCCCTACAGTTTAAATTCATATCTTGATGTATCTAATGTTGCTTCATTAAATCTTTCAAGTATTCTATCATCTCTAAGAAGTTTTTCATTTAAAGTAGATCCAAGTGGTAGAACAATACTTGCTTCTAGTAGTGACAATAATAGTAGAGCATATGTTATAAAATTAAAAACTCCTTGGGATTTAAGTGGTGGGTCATTTTACAATAGTACTTACATAGATATTAGTCGTCATGGTACTTTAAATAGGGCACTAACCGTAAGCAATAACCGATCATCATTACTATTTGCAGATAGAGATGATGGTACACCAGGTTCTGTTGAAGAATATAAATTAAATTTTTAGTAATAATAAATTTAAGTTGACAATTCATAATAAATCTATTATAATATTCTTATCTTCAATATCCTTGTAGTTTCGGGATTGAAGTCACTTCTCTGTGGTGGGAGAAGTGTGTTGGTGAAAAAACAGGGAGGATTTTTCCTCCCTTCTTTTTTTATAAATTACTATATCAATGTTAATTATTAAAAATGAATTTTGTAGTCTATTCAAAAAATGGTTGTCCATATTGTGATAAAGTAAAAATGGTTTTAGAGTTGACAGGAAGTGATTTTGTGGTATATAATTTAGGAGAACACTTTGAACAAAAAGAATTTTATCAGGAATTTGGAAATGGATCCACATTTCCACAAGTAACTTGTAATTCTAAAAAATTAGGAGGTTGTGTTGATACAATTAAATTCCTCAAAGAAAATCAAATTATCAAAGTCTGATATAAATAAAATCGACATTCCATTTAATCGTGGTGTTGACCTTATGCTTTCTGGGGGTAAAGTAAAGAGTAAAAAACCATTACATATAATATTCAAAAAAATAATTTGTCTTTTTAATAAAGAGATAGATATCCATTTTGAATTTTCCTTATCACTAAGGAACAAAAAATAACTTTAAAGGAGGTAACAAATGACCATAGAAACAATATTAGTCTTAGTGTTACCAATATCATTTTTATTATTTTGTGCGGGAGCAATTGGTGGATGGGTTGCCAGAGATTATATGATGAACTATCAGGAAATACCGAGACCTCACCCTGAAATGTTTGATGAAATGGGAAATTTAGTTCCAGATGAGGTTATAGCATTCAGATTTGAAAACAATTATGACACAGAAAACAGCGACGAAGACTACTAAAAAATCAAAAAGTTTTACGGTTAAATCTAATTCTAATTTAAATTTACCATCTAATCCATTAGTATTTGAAATTTTTGATCTGGTATCAAAACAAAGATCTAAAGCTAAAAAAGTGGAGGTTTTAAGAAAATATGATGATCAATCAATAAGAAGAATTCTTATATGGAATTTTGATACATCTATACAATCAATACTTCCCGAAGGAGAAGTTCCT